CGACCGTTAGAGTCAGTGTCTAAGTCGAAAACACCAGCAGTAGTAGTACCAGAATCAGCACCAACTTTAGCAGTTACGTAGATAGAACGAACAACTTCACGGTTGATTTCAGTCAAGATTTCGCTTGAAAGAATGTTGCTGAGTTCTGTTTCAGCATCAAGACCATGAACAGCGCGAAGATCTTGCGCAAGTTCCATTGAGTACTCAGCCTTAAGCGCACGGCCTTTAGCAGTTACTGTAACTTTCTCGATAGAGAAAGCCATTTGTGGGAATGTGATTGTACCATTACCGAATCTTTCGAGTTCAGATGTTGGAACACCACCAGCGAAGTTAACTTGGGTGTTAGTAGCAAGTTGTGTGAGGTTAGCACCAGCACCAGTTGTACCAACGTGGTTGTTACCAAGAGCAGCAGAGTCTTTGTTGTAGCTAGAGAACTCTGTGTTAGCTTCGTTGTAGAACGCTTCTGAACCAGATTGGTTGGTGTAGCGTGAACGCATTGCGAAGATAAGGCCTGTAGGACCTGTCATTGGCTGAACGCCGCAGATGTCGTAAGCCATTAGGTTAGGCATAGAACGACGTACGAGGCTGATCAAGACTGGGTCGAAGATGTCAACAGCACCGTCACCAGCTGTGGAGCTAGAAGCGCCCATAGCGTTGGTTGGGTTGTTAGCTTCGAAAAGTCTTTGGCTGCCACGAACTTGATACTCAGCTTCGCGAAGAGCACGCTCGGTGTTCTCGAGAATTTGAGCGGTTACGGCGCGCTTGTGTGCGTCCTTGATTGGCTCAAGGTCAGCGTGCTCAAGCACTGGCTTCCACTTGTTTTGGACTTCTTCATTTAAGTACATTTTAGGTTTCCCTTCCTTGTTAAAAAATATAGGTTAAGACTATTTATAAATTATTTTCTTGCGGTTCTAGAAATTGCGTGCACATAGCCTGCAACTGGACCACTTAGCTTAACGGCTGGCTTAGAAGTATCTTCTTCAAGAAGGGCAACTTCTGATTCGATGAGGTCTTCGCCTGTCTTAGTCTTGAAATAGCTTTCTTTAACTGTTTCAAGCTTCTTCTCGAAAGACTCGTCGTCGGTGTAATCAACACCTTCGGCCAATGTCAAGAATTTTTCTTTTTGTGTAACTGTAAGACCTTCAGCAACTTGTGCAAGGATGCTTTCTTTAGCATAGTTCTTTACAGAGTTAGTCAATTGGATATTGCTGTCGATAGATTCGTTAAGCTTGCTTTCAAGCTCTTCTACCTTAGCGGTGAGTTCTTCGATAACGTTATACTTCTCTTCTGGGATCTCAATGTAGTTCTCAGAGAACAAGTTCTTCATACCTTCGATGAACTGCTCGGTAATTTCTGTACGTAATGAAGCTTCGATAGCGAGTTCATTAGCTTCCATCCACTGCTCGGCAACATAGGTGATGTACTCATCAACTTGTTCAGACAACTTGGTGGTGAACTCAGAAGCAGCTTCTTCGAGTTTAGAATTGAATTCAGCTTCTAATTCTTCTTTGATAGAAGTTACTTTTGCGTTAACAGCAGCTTCAAAAATAGTAGTAGCTTTCTCTTTGAATTCTTCTGATAGGTCTTCACCATCAAAAGCAACGTCAATAGAATACTCTTCTTGTTTTAATTTAGCGTCAACGTTAGCAGATGATGCGTCAGATGCTTTCATGTTGAGTGTAGCCTTGTTAGAATCTGCAGAGATGTTGCCACCCATTTCTGGTGTCTTTGACTTTAGGTCAGCTGCAGTTTGTAGTGGGTTAGTTTTCTCGCCCTGGTCCTTTGAACCTGGAAGAGTTGCGTTCTTAGCAACTGGGTCGGCAATGGTTTCATCTCCATTAGCACCACCTTTGTTGATAAGCTTTTCGTCTAATTGTTTCTTAGCCATATTGCTTAAGCTCCTTAAAACTTATAAAGTTATTTATAAAATTATTTTTGTGACAATTCCTGAAAGAAAGATTCAAATACTTTGATCTTTGTTTCATCAAGTCGCTTCATAGGAGCTTGTTGAATCATCTTTTTGTATGATTCAATGGTCTGCTGTTTTAGAATACCATTCTCCCAAACCCACTCAACGCCTTCCATAATACCTCTTACGAAGGCGTCAGGAGCTGAGGGATCGGCGACAATATCGGCAGCTGTAGCGAGATAGAAGTCATCTTGTACTTCCATGATGCCATCTTTATTCTCTTTCAAGCTACCCATACCACGTGAAGATACACCAAGTTGGGCACCTTCATTGATAAGATTTTTAACGATTTGACCGTAAGGTGTGTCAAGCACTTTAGCCTTACCAATAAAGTCGTCACCCTCACGTACCAATGACTTGATGATGTGAGATGAACGCTCTAAATTGATAGTAGGGCCTTGTGGGTGACCTAGTTCACCGAAAGCACGGTTCTTGTTAATGTACTCATCGGTATATCTTTTGACTTCTTTTTCTAAGATGTCAGCTTTGTATACGCGATTGTTTCTATTCTGTCTGTTACCTTGTAAGTAAAC